CCCCTCCCCACAGGGTTGATTACACGCTGTCCGCGATGACCACACCCCATTCCGGCCGCACGGCCAGATAGCCGAACAGCACGTCCAGTCGATCGATCGCCTGGTCCGTTCCCGGATTGTAGGCGAGGATCGAGCGGAGCGAGATGCCGTCATACATGGCGCGCGACCGCTCCCACACGCCCTCCGGGAGCTCGAGATCGGCCGTCGCCATGGTGATGGCATCCGGGGTATAGGCGATGTTCTTGCGGAACACCTCGTTCGCCTTGTTGACGAGGTGAATGTTGGCGCCATTCGCCGGTGCCGCGTCCACGGTCTGGTACTGGACAGGGGCACCACCGACAGGAGCCACGATTGCCGGGTAGATCGGGATGGACGTAGCACCGCTCGCCACGTCGGCCGTCACCACGAACTGCCGAACCGTGCCGAGCGACTGGCGGGTCAGGCGGTTGATCGCATTGACGTTCTCGATGTAGATGAAGTCGCCCTGGTTGAGAGTGCCGGTGATGGCGTTCGTGACCAGCGTGCTGGTGTTCGTCTGGGTCGACCCCGACACCGTGCCCGCAGAGAACGAGCCAGTGGTGTGCTTGATCGTGGTCTGATCCTCGAACCACCGGAAGCCCAGCGCGTCGTACATGGTGCCTTCCATATACTGGCGGCTGATAGCCGGGGCCGGGTTGAGGAGGCCCGAGAGCGTGGATACCATGACCGCGCCAGTGAGCGGATCCATGACGAGCTTGCGCTGGCCGGGAGGCGCCGACTGGTTCATGAGAATGGCGCGAGCCTGCAGCGCCGTGAACTGCGTCGGATGCGTCACGTTGCCCGAACCGTCCACGTTGCTGACGTAGTTGGCGATACCGCCTTCCATGCCGGCCATGATGGTATAGGCGACGTCCGCCGTGAGGAACGCGATCTTCGGCGCGAGGATTCGCTCCACATAATCGTCGAGCTGCATGGTGCGCTCGGCCGTGGTGAACGACACGTCGATGCCGTCCTGCGTCGCCAGGGTCATGACGATCTGCTGTTCCGAGGTGTCCTGAATGGAGGCAGCCGGGCCGTGGCGAACGGTGTATTCGTTCGGCAGACGAATGCGAAGGCTGGTGCCGATCTTGGCGCCTTCACGGGCGAACTGATCATCGTACTGGGTGCTGATGTTCTGGATGAAATAGTTCGTATTCTTCCAGATGCGCACCGCAGCACGCGTGATCATGCTGATGGTAAGAAGACTATTACCGGGCATGACGAGAACTCCGATCCCAAGTGTGAAGTTGAAATGTCCGTCCCTTTCTGACGGAAATGAAGATTGACCGGAAGAAGGCACACCGCAGAGCGGTAGAGCATCCGTCATCCCCGGTGCTCGAGTCCGGAGGTTTACGAGCGCCTCGGCTTTACCCGGCCGGACGGGTCTTGAATATACTCAGTGACGCCGGGCGTGTCGGGCGTCCATCAACTTGTCGAACCTCTCCGTGAACACGTCGTCCGGGACGTCATCCCCCAGACCATCCGGTACGCGACCATTACCACGAATGGGAGCGATCGGGGCTGGCGGCTCGGCCTCTTCCTCGACCTGTGCGGGTCGGGTACGCTGGCGGGTCTCCGGCTCTTCCTGCGACCGGCGGGAGCGAGCCGTGGCATAACGGGCCAGATGCGCGGCCTGTCGCAGGGGGGACATGGCGTAGAACGCCTCGATCTGGGTCGCGTCTTCCTGTCCGAGCAGGTAGATGGCCTTGGCCGCGAGGGACGGGGATCCGGTCGCCTCGATCGCGATGTTCACCAGATTGGGAGGAGCCCCGAGATCGTGCAGCTCGCTGCAGACCTTCTCAAACGCCTCCCTGGTGTATTCCTTGTTGCCAGAATTGACGAACTCCTCCAGCACCATCTCCTGTCGAACCTGCTCACGGGCCTGGGCGAGGATCTCATCATGAGTAGGCTGGCGGGTGCCGTCCGGGGCCTTGGCCGGCGGATTGCGGAGAGCCTCGATCTCGGCCTCAAGCTGATCGAGCCTGCGTTCCGCCTTGCGACGCTTGGCCGTCTCCTCATTGATGCGAGCGATGGGGACGAGCTTGTCCTTGTCCGGCTCCTTGGTCTTCGCGGACTTCGGAGCCTTGGGTTCGGGTTGATCGTCTGGCGCGCGCCCTTCGATAGCTTCCTGTGCTTCCTCGTCCGCGTCATCCGCAGGCTCCGGTTCCGTCGCAGCGGCCGGAGTATCGGTCTTCGCTGCTGCAGCAGCTTCCTCCGCACGGATCTCCTCGCGGAGGTCATCAAGCGGATCGATTAGCTTCTCGTCAGCCATACGACGGGTTCCTCGTTATCGGCGCGTCGGCATTTTAGCACGGCGCACGGAGCATGTCTAGTTCCTCAACGCTTGCGGCCCATCTTTACCGACCCGGACAGGGCCTGATCGATGCTTGCCTTGTGGGACGCAGCATGCGCCTGTACATCCTTCATCAACTGGCGATCCTTGCGGATCTCTTCGGCCCTGGTGAGCGTCTCGAGGGCCGCCTTGGCCCGGTACATGCGCTCGTCGTCCATGCCGGATTTACCCTTCGACGTACGGACATTCGAAGCCTCCTCCAGCGGGCGCCCCTTGGGAGCGGGGACCTTCGCCGCTATCGGCTGCTTCTTCTGCTTGCCGCCCATGGCGGCCTTCACCAGCTTGTTGACCATGACGGTCTCCTAATTGTAAAATAGTTTCTTCTCTAGCGTCCCCGGATGATCCGGCCGTAGCTTCAGCTTGCCCATGCCGACCTTGGTCGAAGCCTGCTGCTCGGAGCGTTGACGATCCTCGAGCAGTGCCTCGTATATCTCGTGCTTCTGGTCCTCCGACACATCAGGCCGGGTCAGCATGTTGGTCAGAATAGTGCGCGCCATGGGGACATAGGTCGGCCAGTTGCGCCCGATGAACTGCTTCACATCCGGCCAGAACTTTCGGAAGCGGTCCGAATGAGGCCCGTCTTCATAATCGGCTCCTGCCAATTCCTTGGCCGTACGACGGATCAGCTGAACGGTCATCGTCCTCTTCCTCCAAACGGGTCATGATCCACGGGCGTCAGGCGAATCGACATGTCCACCGGATCCTCCTCGTGGGGAAGCGGGACGCCGGACGAGAAAAGCGGGAAACCTTCCTCGAGAGCTGCCTTGCGCAGCTCGGGAGTAATAGGAAGGACATGAATATTTTTATAGATAGGCGGTATTTCAGATGTTTGCTTTATGTTCTGTGTCCCACTAATTTTGTATCCTAGGTCTATTAGTCTATCCATGTCGTTTACAGCTTCGGTTGCTGACGAATATTCTCTAATCATTGCACCACTGTCTGAGAAGGTTTGCCACTTCGGTTTAAACCCTCGGTGTTCTTCTATAGTAGCTTTCCCCGCTTTCACTCCGTATTTCTTAAAAAGCTTGTCGGCTCGACGAGGGAGTTCCTGATCATAGAAGGCTTTCATACCTTCACCGCCGACGCGGAGATCGATACCAGAAAGGAAGTGCACAGGGATTCCATCGTCCATCACGATCGTTTCGGAGGGCTTGTTTATTAATTTGTCAGCAGCCTCCTTGCCAATGTAATCGGCCAACTTATCTGGGGGGATATTATCGTGCTCCATTACACGAATCCCGTCTTTAAATGCTTCCAGTTTATTAGTCTTCGTATCATATTCTACACGATCAATATGTTCAGTCAGGTCATATCGATCAGCCTGCGTCAAACCATCCGTCCACGCGATCTGATCCTTTCCTTCCTCCACGGCCTGGCGCACGAGACGCTTGAGGAGCAGATCGGGCCACGATTTCTTGAAAGGGGCATCAGGGAGACCGGGGCCTGTTTTTATTTTATCATAAGCCTGATTCCACGCTTCTTGGGCTTCGCGGTAAGGTACAACTAGAGAATTCAATTTATTGTAGTCCACTTTAAACTTGCCCGCTGGCAAAGACGCATCAATATCGCGTCCGTTACCTAGGTCAAAGATTATTCGATCAATATCACGCGGTGTCCAGCTCATATCCTGTTTTACGGATTCATCCACCAGATACTCCTCTAACGGAGATCGGGCTTTCAATCGCAATTCGTTTAAGCGTTTTGCTTCGTCCAGCAAAGGCTGTTTTTCGGACTTATATCCTTCCTTCTTCCCCTTCTGATGCCAATCAGACTGGAGCTCTTCGATAAACAACGTCTTACGACCATTACCGGGTTTTGTTTCAAATCCACTAAACCAACCCTTGGCACGAGACCAATCGGCAGCTTCCTCTGGAGTAATTATTCCTTTCTTAACCATGGCTCCGGGTATACCCGATCCCATGTTTTTAGGATCAATACCTGTAGTTTTCGAAACCAAGTCTTCTATTTCAGAAATAGATTTACCATCACCGGGTAATACTCGATCATTCAGACGAGCATGAGCCAGGACGTTCGGCTCATCCCAGTGGGAAGAAGAGAAATTAGTCCCGTTCACTTCCGGCAACGTCACGAGCAGCTCGCGATAATTCTCGCCGCCGGGAAGCTGATACGAGGAATACTTAG